TGCTATTATTGCTATCTGCATACTGGAATGAAGATACAGATATAACTGGAGATACAGATAAATAAAGCAAAGGATTGCTTAACCTATCTAACTTCTCCGTAATTGTCTGCGTAATTAAAGCCTGATTTAAATAACTTTCCGCTGCCTGCCTTGCACTTTGGATTAGTGTAGAAATTAAAGTGTCATCTGCCGATGTATCCACCTTCAGATAATCTTTTACTTCACTAACTGTCCAAATTTCTGTCGCAGGTGCCGTAGTTACTTTCCAAGCCATTGTTTTAATTTTTAGTAAGGGATGAGCAATTAATGCCCATCCCTAATTACTATCCCCTATTTACAGATTCTTCAAATGCTTAATTGCAGCAGTATTTAGTAACTTGCCGTCAAACCTTGCATACATTAAGAAACCAAGCTCCATCTCATCCATAAACCTCTCACGCAATGGCACAAGCACATTGTTAGCCACCTGGCGGATGATGTACTTAGACCAATCACCAAAATATATAATCTTAGCATCAGCAGCCTGTGCAGATGGAAGGTCATTATTTACAAAGAAGTTATAACCTAATAATCTATCAGGTGTACCTTCGCGGAGTGATGGCTGGAATAAACCATTGTAATCATTGTCAACATTTAACTTTCTAACCGCGCTCAAAATCTGATCGTGCATCATGAATGCAGCAGATGGGGAGTTACGGTAAGCAATGTCAACGGAATGTACAAGGTTAATTAAATCAGATGCAGTAAATGAGCCAGTAGCAGCAGATTCAACACCGGAAGGAGCAACATCTTTGAAACCTGTTGGCTTGCCAGAACCGTCACCAGTTGTAAATGCAGTGTTCAAGCCACGGCCTAAACGCTCACCTAACATGATTGGTAATTCTGTATTTAATAAACCAAACTCGTCATTTGCCCATTCAACAGATACGCGCACCATAGTATTTATAACGTGAGCAGCAAATGTTTCACGAGTAAATGTCATGTCTTGAACAGTCACCGATCCTCCCTCAGTATGCCAGTTACCGCTTGTTCCTGTATCATTTACCTTTGGCCAATACAAAGTTCCTGCCTGAGGTGTAGTAATAATACGAGATACCTGCAACATTGGTCCATAGTATGCCATAGTCTTTTCCAATTCGTAAGAGAACTGGTAAGGAATGACATACCCACCTGCAAGACCTGACTCGGAAGTGGTGATGGTTGCAGTTCCACGCATCTCTCTTAGCATTGATTGCTCATTGCTTGTAAGGTCACGCTTGGCAAGTGCTTTCATGAATGCCGTATGATACTCAGGTGATTTTACAATCTCCCTTGCATCTCTTGGTAATTCTGAAATGGTTTGCTCAGCCTGTGTTACTGAGCGGCTTTCAGAGTTGATTTCATTCCATCTTTCAAGGCGTGAAATTTGCTCTGTATAATTTTTAAAAGAGGCATCGGCTGCATCCCATTGAGATAGTTCATCGGAAGTCATTAACCTTCCTTCACCAGCTGCTCTTTTTTGTAGGTCTTCCATAATTGCGTAATCGGAAGCCCGCTTTTCTCTTAACTCTTTTGAAGTCATTTTATAGTTGTTTTAAATTAATTAAATGCAGGGCATTCCTGCGTAACTCGTTTTGAATATTAATTTCGGATTTAACAGAGATATCAATTACCTTTAGTAAATCCTCATCTATTTCTTTTGTTGCCTCATAGCTTCTCTTTGCCACCATTGTGTCAGGATTGGCAGGATAAGTGACAGGCGAAACATCGTACACTTTTTTAATAGAGCGTATAACTCTTTTAGGTTTACTACCCATTCTTTCCTGCCAGTCTTCAGCCTCTACAGTAAATGCAAAACTACTTTGGTATACGTCACCACGTCTAACCATCTCTAATAGGTCATTGCCTAAAGTTGTATTTGGTGCTTCAAACTCATACTCCATGGCATTGCCTGTCACATTTAATTTTAATGTACCGGATGAAGTTCTGGCAAGTACCATGTTTTGATCATGGTTGAATAATGCTACTACATCATTTAAATCTGCATTGCTTAAAGCCTCTTTATCCATCTCTTCCTCATACCATCCCATGTCATAAGCAGAGTTAAAAACAGTAGCCGTTCCAAAAATTGTGCGGCTTTCTGGCTTTGCTCTTAATTCAAAATTTATACTTCTCTTTTCCATATCTTCTGATATACTATTTTCTTCTTTTAATTCATTTATCTTTCTCTCTGCCCATCCTTTCATAGTTTCTCCGCCCCAGGCATCGTACATAATTGACCCACATATTTCATTGCCATCAGCATCAAAATATTTATTTTGGTTATATACTTCTGCACGAGATAAAAAGCTAAATGTTCTTTTGATTTCCGATAAATCTAAACCTTCCTTGTTTGCAATTTGATTTGCTCGAAACCAACCTACGCGAGTGCCACACGAAGAGCCATTTTCCTCTTTGTGCTTGAGCGCCTTTTTTGCTGCTCGTACTGCTGACTGTGGGTAATCGTTATATGTTGGCATCTTGGGTTATATCGTTTGAATTTTCAGTCTTAATATTTGATGCTAATGGCAATTCGTAACTATCACCACCATCATACGGATTCATGTTTTCTTTAATCCTGATTTCGTTTGGTGACATGGCAAGAACATTTCTCATAGTCGTATAATAAGATGATCTCGCAGCAATGTCTCCTCTTAATAAGCCATCAAGATTAAAGCGTGTTTTATACCTTTCCTTTTCTACCTCAAAAAATATCTTACGATTAAATTCTGCCTCTATGATTTCGCATAATGGCATAATCGTGTAGTTGACAAACATCTGGCTTAACTGCTCCATATTGCCAAACGTAGCCTTATCCATATCCTCCAATAAAATGCCAGGTACACCGGTTATCCTTGCAATGTCAGAGATAGTAGCTTTCTTTGTTTCGTTAAAGGATGCATCATTTGGATTAAGTCCAACTTTCTGAAAGTCCATCCCTTCCTCCAATATCGCAGTACCTCCTGCGTTTTGGCTTCCACCAAATGCACGGTTAAAGCTACTTTTTAATCTGTCGTATGCCTCATTCGTTAATCTGCCAGGATGTTTTAGCACTCCATTTAAATGTGCGCCATTCTTGTAAAAATTAGCACCGTAGTTTCTATTGGCTAAAGCAAGACCAAAATTATCACGGTGTAAATCTGGAATCAGTAACGATTTAACGCCATCCCATGAAAGGTTAGGAATGTAGATAATATTTTCGCTCCTGTATGTTTTGTTAGTTTCTTTGTTTTTAAAAACAAGCTCATTTCTTGCATTATAACCTATCTCTACTTTTGTCGGATTAAGAATAGTTAAACTATTTATTCTTGTCGTTATACTATTTCTGTTGATAGCTGCATAGAATGCACCATGTGCAAGATAGTGCAACACCATTGTTTTATAAAAAGTGTGAGAGGTGTACAGTTCGGAAGGTTCACGGCTAATTATTTTATAATTAGGATGATCCTTTGCAATCCTGATACCTCCGTTATCTTGCTTTTCAATAATGTCAAAAGGAATAGATGCTATAACACCACCAAGTATCTGTGTTGCCCGGTAGAAAGCAGGAAGACCAACAATAGAATATTCATCAACCGCTACACCTGCGGCAGAGCCACGCTGGAATAATGCGCCAAGTGTATCACCGTTGATTGGCGTTGATGGATTTTCCAGGCTGCTTTTACGCGTGGAAAAAAAAGACCGCATGGTATCAAGTATAGCCATGCGGTAAAATTAAATCAAATAGTATGAAAATTATGCACCTTTGGTAACACCTATACAAATCTTATATCCATATACATTTTTTTAGCCTTTCTAAATGATTTATAAGTCGTGTATTTGTCATTCAATCCCAATTCATTTCTCTCTTCTTCCAAACGCTGCCATGCTTCCTGGTGTGTATTTGTTTCAGCCGTTAATTCGTAAAATCTGTGGAAATAACCGGATGTGCAATTGATTTGCCTAACCTGTTCAGCATATTCATGTTTTCTCATTAATATCTCCATAATTGACATAATTTAAATTTCAATTAGGTACATTTATAACATTAATAAACCTTGCTCACGTTCACCAGAAGTATAAATAGTTGGTTTGTCCTCCACCATTATCTGAGCGTAAGCCATTACCATAGCAACAGGACCATCTACTTTTTCCGTTGACTTTGCTTTATCAATTTTAATATTACCAGCAGGATCAAATCGAAGCATAACATTAGTAAGCATCCATTCCATAACTGGGTTAGCGTCATGAGTAATTTCATTTGATAAAAACAATTTCTCTACCTCTTTAGTTGGAGCAGACATTGAAATAAAGCCTTGTCCAAATGGCTTCATATTTGCACCGTCATTAGTTAATTGTATCACTAACTGACTTGCGTTCCATCTGTCAAAAGCTATGCACTCTATTTTATATTTATTTGTCAACTCTATGACTTTAGACTTGATAAAGTCGTAATCAGTCACATTCCCCTCAGTCATTATTAAATGTTTATCCTGCTGCCATTGTACATATGGCACACCATCCGCCAACGACCTTTCCCTAACGTTATCTTCTGGACAAAAGAAAAAGGATTTGATGTGTGGCTTGTCAAGTCCTGCTTGAATTGGAAAGCAAAGCACCAAGGCTGCAATGTCACGAGTAGAAGCGAGGTCAAGGCCTGCAAAGCATTTCTTATTTGTCAGTTGCTCATCACTTATAAAAAGCCTTGTTTGCTCAATGTAACTGTTGGAAATCCAAACGCTGGAGGTAGTTGTCCACACGTTTAAATTCTTTGTCATAAATTGTATCTGCTTTGCCGCTCCTTCATTTAATGCCTTTTGATACTGGTCATCCATGTAGCTGATGTACGGAGTAACTCCTAAATTAGGATTACTTTTTGTCCAATTCTTTTTATCCTGCCAGTCATCGCCTTCATCCAGGCAGAAAAGCAATGGAAACACAGTATTATCAATTTTTCTACCTTCAAGTATATCCACCATTACTTTGCGGAATAAGTAACAAGGTGATTCACGGTTAAAGCCTGCGGTAGTGGTAATTAATAACAATGGCTGTGTTCTTGATCCCATACCCGTCTCCATAACCTCTAAAACATCGCTTGTCTTGTGCGCGTGGTATTCATCAATAATTGCACAATGTGGATTTAAGCCATCTAAGGTATCAGCGTCGGCAGATACAGATTCCATTTTACTATTTGTGTTAGGTACATTGCAATTGTATTTTAATACATTAACTAATTTGTTAAATGTCTTTGAATCTGTTTTAAGTTGTTTTAAAAATACCTTGCTTGTTTCAAATGCAATCCTTGCCTGATCCCTCGTAGTTGCTGCCGTATACACCTCTGCTCCAGTTTCATTGTCACAGAGAAAACAATACACGGCAATGGCTGCGGCTAATTCTGTTTTACCGTTCTTTCTTGCTATTTCAAGATAAGCCTTTCTAAATCTTCTTCCTCCTTCTTTCCTTTGCCATCCAAATAAAACTTTTATAAAAAACTCCTGGAAAGGCTGGATGTTAAACCGCTGCCCTGCAAATTCGCCTTTGGTATGGCGTAAAGCTGAGATGAAGCCATAAGCACGATTGGCCATGGCTTCCGAATAACAATACTCCCAACTTATATTATTTAAATCTCTTAAATGCCTTTCAACGGCTAACCTTGCATAGGTGCCAATGTTTACACGACCGCTAACAACATCATCAATAAATTGCATTAATCCTTATTGCCTTTTAATTTCGTACCTAATATACTTTGAATGAGTAAGACAAACGCCATCAATCCCCATGCCTCTAAGTAGTCAATATATGGTAAGCCAAAAATAGTAGGTATCAGCCAATTCCACATGAACCACACAGGCAGAGATACAACTGCCAAAGCGGCAACAGAGGAAAGGATGGTGATGGCGGTATCTTTGTACTTATCCATTAATTCATTTTTAGCAATTTAGCTATTTCATCCTCTTCTGTGTCGCTGCCATCCTGGAAATACTCTAAAGTTAAACGAGATTTAGGATCAAGTCCTAATGTCTTCGATAATTCAAGAAACAACTCAAATCCTTGCTTAAATGCAGTCCATTCCGCACTTACCTGCCTTGCACCGTTCGGATGAATCATAACTGCACCATCTTTGCTCAATATCTCCGCATTGTGCAATAAATGACCAATAGCACGCGCTGCAATTGAAAGATAAATTTCATCAACTTGCTTACCTGCCTTGTGCGTCTTTAAATGTTCCCGGATGCGATTGTAAATTCTAAGTTCACCTGCGTCGAGGTTCAGCATTGGGTCACCGATTTCTGTGGGAGAAAAGGTTTTAACCCTACTTTGTTCAAGTGTGCCTTGTAGCATCTTTGTTTTTATTGTCTTTGTTGCCATGTTATTTTGACTTTATAAAATACTTTATTAACCCCGTCTTTGAGAGCTGCGCTGATGTGTTCTGAGTTGGGCAGCACGATTCTTTGGCAATCGTCAAAGTTTCGACCTCCGCCCG